ATGGTGGCAGTGTATCTTTGTCTCAGCTCAGAGGATCTGGTGCTATTGCTCAGCTGTCAGATGCTGTGATCACATTGGAGCGTAACAGCATGGCTGAGAATGACGATGAGAGACACCAGACCAAGGTAGCAGTGGCTAAGAATCGCTACAACGGCTATACAGGCCCAGCTTGTGTACTTAAGTATGATATGGAAACTGGACGTATGTTAGAGATACAAGAGGAATCATTATGAGCGCATGGTTAATCGCTGTAGTAGGAGTAGTCTACACTGTTGTAGCTATTGACCTACTCGTTAAAGGTAACACTGGCTTAGGTATAGCCTTTGTAGGTTATGCTCTAGGGAATGTAGGCTTATACTTGGAGGCTGCAAAATGAGAGGAAGTACTATACCTAAGTGGATGCAAAGGATGATTGATATCGGAGTTCCTTCGGCAGTCATTGAAGAAAGAGCTGAGCGTAGACGAATCAAGGAACGTGAATGGGCACAGAGGAATAGAGACATCAAGGCAGCACACAAGAGAGCTTACAGGGCTAAGAAGAATAAAACTGTAGGGACTGAGTCGGGAACTGTTGGAGTAGCTATTAAGTATACCTACCGTCCTAATTGGAAGGAAGCTCCTGTGTATCAATGTACTGAGTTGAACTATAGAGGGAAACAGGCATCATGATTCATACTGACGAAGACGATGAGTTTGCTCGTATCGAGCGAGAGAATGCTATGAAGGGTCAGCCTTATCACTTTGAGATTTATGTTTCTCCCTCTCAAAGAAACGAAGTGTTAGAGGAAGTGGCTAAAGAGTTTGATAAGATGAAAGCATTTGGCACGACCGCTGAATCATTCGCTGTATTTGTAAGAGGCATGAAAAAATGATTGACTTAGATAAGATAGCGGGTAGAATGTTGGACTTGGAAACGAAGTACTATGAACTTCAAGATAAGTATCAATTACTGATCCATCACTATGAAGACCTAAAGGCAGAGTATGAAGCGTATTGTGTTAGACATCGAGACAACATTAGATCACAACACGATCTGGATGGTAGTAACTAAAGACATTGATACTGGAGAAGTTAACATATGGAAAGCAGCAAGCAACCTCGTGGAGTATTTAAAGGACACTACGTTGATAGTAGCCCACAACGGCATAAGCTTCGATTTTCCGATATTGAACAAGCTTTGGAGTACGAAGATTCGCTTGAGCCAAGTGTACGATACACTGATAGCGTCAAGGTTGTTAAATCCCTCAATAGAGAACGGGCACAGCTTAGACGCTTGGGGCGAGAGGATGAAGACACTCAAGAAAGTTGACTACAAAAGGATCTGGTTATGGTTAATGGACAAACAACAAGAGGAGTATAAAGGTGAGTGCTTTAACGTTCCTCACATGGCTCTTTTGGAGTATTATTGCATTAGGGACGTTGAGGTCACTTGCAATCTTTATAAGCATCTTACTGATGAACTTACTAAGAAAGGCTTTTCACAAGAAAGCATTGATCTTGAACATAAGGTAGCTTCTATCATATCTGAACAGGAACGTAATGGCTTCAAACTTGACTTACCCTTCGCAACCTGCTTACTTGCTGACATCAAAGGAAAGATGGCAGGAATATATGAGCAGATGCAAGAGAGATGGCCTCCAGTCATCACACAAAGATTCCACAAAACAAGTGGAAAGCCCATCAAAGACTGCGTTGATACTTTTAATCCCGGAAGCAGGAAACAGATCGGAGAAAAGTTGATGGAGTTGGGGTGGAAGCCAAAGGATTTTACTGAGAAGGGCCAACCTATTGTCGATGAGACAGTCTTAGCTAATGTTAAGATTCCTGAGGCTCAGATGATCGCTGAATACCTGATGCTACAGAAACGAGTAGCTCAGATTGAAAGCTGGTTAGAAGCTGTAGGTAAAGACGGTAGAGTTCACGGTAAGGTTATAACGAATGGAGCTGTTACAGGTAGGATGACACACAGTAGTCCTAACATGGCACAGATTCCTAATTCAGGTAGCATCTATGGAAAAGAATGTAGAGAATGTTGGACTGTGGAAGGTGGTAACGTATTGGTTGGTTGTGACGCTAGTGGCCTTGAGCTTCGTATGCTTGCACATTACATGAAAGATGAGAACTATGTTAAAACAGTCACGGAAGGTTCCTCCAAGGACGGCACTGATGTACATACGCAGAATCAGAAAGCTGCGGGGCTTCAAACAAGGGATCAAGCAAAGACCTTTATTTACGCATTCCTATACGGTGCAGGGCCAGCTAAGATTGGTTCCATTGTCGGTGGTAATGCTAAGGCGGGACAGAAGCTTATCGATTCCTTCCTTGCAAACACACCTGCCTTACAGCGTCTTAGAAGTACGGTTGGTAGATATGCGGGTAAGGGCTTTGTACCGGGGCTTGATGGTCGTAAGATATGGGTCAGGTCGGAACATGCTGCCCTCAATTCGCTCCTTCAAGGGGCTGGTGCTATCGTAATGAAGAAAGCTTTAGTACTATTTTATGATAAGACTAAGGCAAATAAGTGGCCTGTGAAGCTAGTAGCTAATGTTCACGATGAATTTCAGCTTGAAGTTCCTAAGGAATATGCTACAATAGTAGGTGAGGCTGCTAAGAGAAGTATCGTTGAAGCTGGGGAGTACTTTAAGCTTCGTTGTCCACTAGACGGGGAGTATAAAATTGGTGCAAACTGGCGTGAAACACACTAATGTAAAACAGATTATCTTTGACGTTGAAGGAGAGAACTTTAAGGTCAAGATGGTAGGTGACATGGATCTTGAAGAGGTATACACCATACTGGTATCAGCGGTGATGTACTTAGAAGACATGGCACAAGGGCTTTCAGTTCACCCTTCATCAAATGAACTACACTAAAGAGGAGTATAATGGTATTTAACCTAGAACCTAATGAAGCTGCTTTCATTGTTCGTGTGGTTGGACAACTTCCTACAGAGTCAGGTGCATTCCCGTTGCATCAGAAGCTGGTGGAGCAGTTCCAAGCTCAAGACAAACAACAAGAAGTAGCCCCTGTAACAGCTGAGTAAATTTAAACATTAAAGGAAAATGAAATGAGTATTGATAGCATCAAACCCGTAAAAGTCGCTGGTGAACTGTATTGGTCTAACTGGATGAAAGAGTACAACAAGAAGTTCAACGAGGCTAACGATAAGTATGAGTGCACATTGGGACAATTGAGTGATGCAGCCTGTGCTAAGCTGGAAGAGCTTGGTATCAAGTTGAAAGATAAAGACACAATGGGTAAGTACATTGTCGGTAAATCTAAGTTCTTGTTTGAGCCTGTCGATGAAGAGGGCAATCCTGTAGATATCTCTAAGATTGGTAATGGTACTAAGTGTTATGCACTGGTGTCGTCATACCGTCACAAGATGTCAGCTAAGTTTGGTGCTGCACCATCAATTAAGAAGCTGGTGATCACTGAGTTGAAAGTTTACTCTCCTGAGGGTTCACCTGAGGAACAAGAAACAGCGGATGATGTCCTCTAATCAGGATAGACCTACAGAAGCCATCGTTGATGCTGATTTTTTAGTATACAAGGTTGGCTTCTCCAATGAGGACGAAGAGGAACGGTGGGCACTAAATCGACTCACAGAGTGGTTTACTGACATAATCTATATGCGCTTGAAGTGTGATGACTACAGAGCTTGGATTACAGGTAAGACTAACTTTAGATTTGAGATAGCTACCACAGTTCCTTACAAGGGGAATCGTAAAGATGCTCCTAAGCCTAAGCACTATGATGCTCTTCGCAAACATCTAATGAAGCTCGGTGCTAAGATGTCAGAGGGTGAAGAGGCTGATGACGCTGTAGGCATAGCATCCACTGAAGGTAACTATTGGATCGTGCATGTGGATAAGGATCTAGATCAGTTACCCGGCTGGCACTACAATCCTGTAAAGGATGAGGAATACTATGTTACTGAGTTTGAAGGCTTGTACAGTTTCTATAAACAGATACTGACAGGTGACAGAGTTGATAACATAGAAGGTATCAGAGGTATTGGCCCTGTAAAGGCTGATAAGATCTTGAAAGACTGTACAACTGAAAGGGAACTATATGAAGCTTGTATCAAAGCTTATGACGGCAATACTGACAGGGTACTGGAGAACGGTAAGCTCCTATGGCTAAGAAGGAAACCAAACCAGATGTGGCAACCTCCTTCAGTCTCGCAGGAGCCGTCTGGACAGTAGAGCTTGTTAACCACTTAGATGATATGGGTAAGTGTGATTCTGAGAAGCAGACCATATCTATTCGCAGTGGGATGAATGCTCAAGCTACTGAACAGACCTTCTATCATGAGCTAGTACATGCCATTATGTTTACAATGGGTAAGCTAAATCACGATGAAGAGTTTACAGATGCCTTTGGAGCCTTGCTGCATCAGTATCAAAGGACTAGAAGTAAATGAAGCCAAAGAGAAAGAAGCCACTGACAGTTAGACAAGTAGCCCTGAAACACGGGTTTAGGTCTGGCTTAGAGGATAAGATAGCTGATAACTTAACCAGTCTAGGTATTCCATTTGAGTATGAGAAGCTTGTGATTGATTATGTTCAACCAGCTAAGGCTAGAAAGTACACCCCTGACTTTGTACTTCTGAACAACGGTATTATCATTGAAAGTAAGGGAAGATTTGTAACAGCGGATAGACAGAAGCACCTAATGATTCAAGAGCAGTACCCTGAGTTAGATATTAGGTTTGTCTTTAGTAACTCTAAAGCTAAGCTTTCAAAGCTAAGTCAGACGACATACGGTATGTGGTGTGATAAGCATGGGTTTAAATTCGCTGATAAAGATATTCCTATGTCATGGTTAAATGAACCTAAGAAAGGAACTAAACATGTTAGATAGATTGATTAAGACTTTAGAAAGATCTCAGGAGTTACGAGAAGCTTGGTATGAGTTTTCAGATGCTTTGGTTGTTGAGTCTTTAAAGGAGACTTATCTGAATACTCTTAATGGAGGATTTAGTAGTCACCCTGAAGACATAGCTAATAACTTAAAAGTTCATAAAGCTCTTGAAGTTGTTTTAGGTTACTATATGTTTCTGCCTGATGCTGATGAGTTTATTAAGGAGGCTAATAATGAACGTAGAGCTTGTTAAAGAACATGAGAACGGGGACGCTACGTACGTGTTTGAGCTTACTAACGATGAAGCTAAAGCACTTCTAAGTTTTGGCATACTGGAAGCTATCAAAGCTGGTATACGTAGAGGTGAGAAAATAACTGTTGAAGGAGCTGATCTTGAAGATTTTAGTCATCCCGGACTGTCAGATTAAAGAGGGCGTACCTTTAGAGCACCTGACATGGGCTGGTAAAGCTATTGTCGATTACAAGCCTGATGTAGTTGTTAACCTAGGTGACTTTGCTGACATGCCAAGCCTTAGTAGTCACGACATCAAAGGAAGTAAGTACTTTGAAGGTCTACGCTACAAGAAGGACATTGAAGCTGCTAAGGAGGCCATGAAGTTGTTGTTAGCTCCTTTGAGAGAAGCTCAGAAGACTCAGAAGGAATCCAAACACAAGGTATACAAACCCCGTATGGTGATGACTCTAGGGAATCATGAGAACCGTATTGATAGAGCTGTTAACAATAACCCAACTCTAGAGGGATTAATTTCAACTAAGGACTTAGACTATGAGAAAGACTGGGAAGTACACGGGTTTTTACATCCTGTGTTTATTAATGGTGTTGGGTTTAATCATTACTGGCCGGTCGGTGCGATGGGAAGACCTGCCGGTGCTGCTAGTGCTATTATCAATAAACTCCATATGTCTTGCGTTGCAGGGCATCAGCAGGGAAAGCAGATCGCCTACGGAAAACGTGCTGATGGAAAGCCTATATGTGCTATCATCGTTGGCTCTTATTATCTACACGACGAGTCTTACATGGATCAACTAAGTAACAGACACTGGAGAGGTTTGCTTATAATGAATGAAGTACAAGATGGTCACTTCGATGAAATGTTCTTAAGTGTTGAATACCTTGGGAGGAAATATGGATAACAAGGACAATAAAAAATGTAATACTTGCTT